GCTCTAGCACATTAATCAGCTCAAGATTAATGTAGACAACGAAGCTTTTCCATCGTTGCCACCCGTCACTCGTTAAAGTTGAGTGACACGCATTTCTGTAGTCCCAACACGGAGCTACAGCCATGCGCTTTCTGTAGTAAACAAGGTCTTGACGTAATGAGACCTTGCCTTCCCGAAGGTGCCCACTGACAGCCGTCAATAATATACCAGGAGGGTTATTTCTAACTCTCCTATGTACATGCGGACGGTCCCCAACGTTCAGAAGAGAAAAACCTCGAGAATTCGGCAAGTATCGAGTATAAACGATACTCCCGACGCTCTTGGAATGTCTTATCTGATAAGGAGCAACCAACCAGAGTGGTAACTTTAACCCTGCCATGTCGTCTTCCCAAGGAGGGACAGGATTGTATTTTCCTATCCATCCCATAAGGAGCGAACATGTCAGGGGAAGTAAAACACCTTGATTGGCACTCCAAACGTTAAGTCTGTTGATCAGTGAGAACAAGTCCTGCTTGGTCCTTAACGAGCGGCAATAAACACCGCGAACATTATGACCTAGCCAGAAGTCCTGGCCGCAGGATTCGCGAAACGGCCCCATGTTGTAGCTTTTATCACTATTTACAAGGAAACCTATACGTGTTAGGATATTGACAACAAGATCGTACGCCTCACGGCGAACAATTATGTCGTCACCGAACACAGCATAATTTCCAAGTGAATCGTTAAAAGGGTGTATGGGCTTGATATTCAAAGCGTCATAAACCCCTAAAACTACACATGTAAAAAGGATCGTCTGTAAAGGAAATGTAAAAGCATTCCCCATAGACGATACCATATGCAGAGGAACTGAACTTCCGTCAGGAAGTTCAACCTCTGGACTCCGACATTCCATCAACCTGGATAAAATACCAGGCGGACAGATCTGTCGTAGGAGGCCGAGGCTTATAGAGTCAGAAGCTGAGCTTAAGTCAATAGTACCATAAGCACCAGTTTCAGATCCTATACGGGCAAGCTGTCGGTTTTTGTCGGGCTGAATAGAGAGATCAATACCACATCTCCTTCTCAGAGCCAACTCGAACTGACGACCTATCCCTTTCTGAAAAAGCATATTCAGAAGAGGTTCCGTGCATATAGTCCGCGAAATTTCTACGGACTTCGGGACAAAAGACAACTTATTGCCCCTAACAACCTCATAGCTACCACTTTGAGCAGACCTGATTTTCTCGGTCTCCTCCCAAAGGGTATATCTAGAGGTCTCACGTTGATAAGACGTGAAAAGTGATTTATTAGTGCAAGTCAGTTTACTAGCCGCTATCTTATGATAGAAGCTGGTTCCGCTTGCACCAACAGACGAGCCAGGACCCACATCCATATCCCAAGCAAGATCATCGATCTTGTCTAAGATTAGAGATGGGACACCGCAGAAAAAGGAGCCACCCTCAGAATAGTCTCTTGTAAAAGAGACATCATCATCAGATGCAACTGCAGTAATGCTTGGACGAAAAAAGAAGTCATAAAAATGCTTCTTAAATTCCCCAAGTGCTATAGCCTGAATTTCGGTTATAGCTGACTCATCAATAGCAGTGAAGAACCGACAACGGTCATTCATAGCTATAAACTTCTCAAGTGCCTTCTTGTCAGCATCTTGCGACCTATCCTCATACTTCTTGAAGATAGAATCTAAAAGAGCAAAACAAGAAAATGCCTTAACAGGCATCCCTGGATAACTCTTGTTTTCTCGAAGGTTTGATCCCTCGAGATCACTAAAGTTAAAACCAGGAAGGTAATTAAGAAGATCACTTTTGAGGCAATCCAAAAGAGCGATAGGGCGACTGTCCATATTGCACTCCAGGTTTTATGAAGTCTACGGAGTTTTCTTCTCGTCGATACAATGATAACCTCGAGCCGAGAGTAAGCGGTCCATCCAACCCAGAAGCTCCTCAAGTTCAAGAGAAGCGATCTTCAAAACAGAAACCATTACTGGTTCTGCTTTGTCGAAATGAAATAATTCCGGTGCCTCCTCGCTGTCAGGCGAGATGACATCACGAATTATTTTTGATAGGGCTAAACGAAGCGCAAACTCGACAAAAGGACTCATTTGTATCTCCTAGGACTTAATCGGAAGATTATACCAAACGGTAATAATCCCGACCACTAGACCAATACCAACGCCGAAAATAATTCCGACGGTGATATGGAATAGTAAAGTTTTAGTATCGGAAGAATTCAAAGTAGGCTCCAAGAATGTTCCATTGGAGGCTCTCTTGCGAGAGCCTCGTTTGACACCAACGACGTGCTACATTACGCCGCTTGTGACCGTGTCGCCAACTCCGGACGAATTCGCCCAGAGAGCGCCGATCCAAAGCGACAAACCAGCACGAACGTTTGGCGCATCGTTCGTATCGGCACCTGCCGGAACTTCGATGAGTGAAGACATCATCATCGTAGTGACGGGTTGGCCAGTCAGGGGAGTAACCCCT